ATGGCTAAACCTATAATTTTCGGGGATTATCAATTTAAAACTAAAAAGTCTGCTATAGAGGAAATCAGGAGGAGAATTTCTTTATATCAATTTGGCCAGAAACTCACTGAGGAAGATGAAATTTTTTTCTCAGAATTGTTTAAATTACATAGCGAATATGAAGAAAAAATTGGGTGTGGCATAGCAAGTATCACAGTAGAAAAAGATTTTCATAATAACAAATGCCTTTATATACACCGTCAGGATGGTAAATCTACTGACATTAGTTGGGTTCACTGTGTTAAGCCTGCATCTCAAAAAACTATTGTATCTTATGCATTTAGGAGAGCAGTTAAGGAAGCCATTGTTGCCTTTAAAAAAGATAATCTTAAAGAAACAGTATATTGTCCAATATTGCATATTCCATTAAATTTTGAAAACAGCCATGTGGCATATATAACCCCCTCATTTGACCAACTATTCTTAAGCTTTTTAGAGCTAGTTGAACAAAATATTGACTCCATAGAACTAAAAAATCCAAACTCTGATGATTATGACCAAAGGGGAGTAATTAGTGATTCACGTTTAAAAGAAAAGTGGGTGCAATATCATCAAGAGAACGCACAATTGAAACTTCTAAGCGCTAAAGCTAACTTAAGTAGAAAATCATAATTGATATTATTTAAATCATAAAAGCCCCTTGTTCATAGGGGCTAATTTTATAGCGAAAGCGTTTTTTGCTGGTATTTGTTCTGATGCGGCTCAACAACATTAACGCGCGTGGGTTTAACAACAATTTTTGTCACTGATTCGTGACTGACAAATGTGCAACTACAATTAATATTTTGGCACTGGTTATAACGTTCTTTGGTTTCGGATGAGACTTGATAGGAACTACGAGTGTGTGCAGCGTGACCGCATTCAGGACAATTCATCATGATTATGTATCCTTTGTCATGATGTTGATGTTATGCAAATTGTATCATGTTTTTTTATACAGTCTAAAAAATTATTCGTCAGCTATATCTAAATCCGAAATTTTCACCTCTAACTCTAATGCGGTTGTAAAACCACTGTCATTCAGTGAATGAACGACTCGCGTTAATATCCAGTCCGCGTTATCAATTTCGGGTTTAAATCCGCTGACGGTGACAGGCATTTCAGGGTAGAGATCTGCACGACCAACCGCGAGTTGAATCGAAAATGACGCAACACCACGTTGGATTTTTTCCCAATTGGCTTTTGCGGCTCGGGCGGCATTTTCTTTCGTGGCGTAGGTATGAGAAAGCGTGAGAACATTTCCTTGTTCGCCGGCTAAATATTCCCCTTGTTTTTCTTTCGGTTCGGCGGGTTTTGTAGGTTGTTTGCTTTTACGCTTACGCTTTACCGTCACTGCTTTTTTCTTTTTCGGCTCACGTGTGTCAAGCCAGTTAGCAATAACACCGGTGTATGCACCACGGTCAGCCAGTGAAAAGCGGTGACCGTCACCGACTGATCGAGTAATGTGCATAGTTTGAATCGGTTGGCCAGTTGCGGTGAGCCCTTGACCTTGTTTCATAAACAGTAAGTTTCCGTTTTTAACCGCAACAATTGCCCCCTCGGATTTCGCCACTCGTGTGAGAAATGAGCCGTCCGATTCGTTGGTTTGGTCGATATGAGCGAGTTTAATTTTATCTAATTTTTCATCAATAACCGCCTTTAACTTATTGCGTTCCGCCAAGGTGCGGACAATATCGCCCAACGATTTTTGATGGTAAGACTGCTCACGCTTGACGTTTAAAGTGTCGCGGAAGTCCGCACTACGACCACGGATCGTGAGCTTATCTGGCACGCCGCTATGTTCAACCTCATCAACGGTAAACGTCCCCTTGTAGATCAGCGGTTCGTTTTTCCAACCAAGATGCAATGACAGGGTTTCACCTCGCTTGGGTAAGGCGAGTTGTCCGTCGCTATCATCCAATTCAATATCTAACTGATCAGCTTCAAAGCCGCGATTGTCCGTCATGGTTAATGACATTAAACGCCCCTGAATTAGACTATTAATATTTTCACCACCGGCCGCAAGCGCAAATGCAGGGGTTAGTTCATCTTTGGTTAAAAAACTCATAGCGGTAAGGCTCCGCGAATATCATTGAGCTGCTGACCTAGATCGCCAAACATTTGAGACAGTGATTCATCCGTGCGTTTTAATTTCAGCGTAAAATCAATTTTTCTGGCAGAGCCATCATAAAAAAAAATACTTTTCGATTGGGTGATTTCTTCAATCACAAACATACCGTAAATAGTGCCTGAGCCATCAATCAGCGACCATGCTTTTCCCGTTTCTGCCATTTGCTCCAATACCAGCAATGACAGTCTGCCGCCAGTCAGTGACGGGAATAATGAGCCACTTAATGTGATATCGTCATTATCAAGGCCGATAAATTGAACTGAGGGGCGCTTGCCGACACGATTATTCACCCCATAACGGTATTTTTGGTTAATTTGCATCATCTGGTAAGGCGTTGTATTTAATTGAAAGACAAACAAGCCCAGTGCTGCCATTGCCATAATTAATCGTCCTCGCTGTCTTGATACCGACTCAGTCGTCTTGCCTGTTCACGCCGTTGGTTTTTCTCTAATTGTCTAGAGACTTCTCTAGCAATATCGTTTGCTGACTGGCTCGGTAATGGATAAACATTGATAGTGACCGGCGCAGTATTTGCCGCGTGATTGCTTTGATTTATGGTTGTTGGCGCGGATTGATAGCTATTTGCGGGTAAAGCATAAGGATGGATGGGTTTTGCTGTCGCTGTCATAGAGCCGATGGTTAATGCCGCCGCAGCCAGTGCAGCGGTTTTTCTCCGGCTAGTGATATGAGCTGGCCCATTAACAAGCTCGGGTCCATATTCCCCCGCAATGCCGAATTGCCCACGCGGGATAAATCCGCCATTGTCGAACATACCCGCACTTTTCATACCGGCTTGAATAACGGTCACTTGTGACATGGCGCGGATAGTTTTGGTTTCATCTGAAAGCATCCAATCGGGCAATATGTTTGTTGCCATTTGCTTGAGTTCGGCAAATTGGGCTTTCAGTGATACCCATTTTTCCAGAATGCCGTTTTTCAAGCTATCAATGATCTCACCGCCAATTTGTTTAAAGCGTTCCGGTAAGCCTTTAACATCCGCGACAATCTGATCCCATTTGTCAGATATGGTTTTCTTGATAGTAGTCCACATGCTTAACGTAATAGCAACAATACTATCCCAATGTTGGTATATCAGCCCTGGTGTTGTCCAATTCAAAATAAAATATTTGGCCCATTCCCAAAATTGAGAAAACGTTTGTTTGACTGCATCCCAAACGACATTGGCATAGTTGGTGATTTTATCCCAATGAGGAGCAATGATACCGACAATTGTCCACTTCATAAGAAAAGATTTGATCCATACCCATGTAGCGGAAAATATATTCTTAACTCCCTCCCATAAATTTTTCACGAAAGGTACGATTTTATCCCAATATTTATAAATCAGGTAAGCCGCGCCAGCGATCCCTGCGATAAATAAGATAATCGGGTTAGCTAATAGCGCACGACCTAGCATCATAAATGCCGTTCCAATTAACTTAATAGGCTTAATCAGTAATGATAGAAAACCGCTGCCTTTGATACCTAATACGGACAGACTTAATTTCGCCATGGCGAGTGGCCCAATTAACGCCGCAATCATCAATGTGATACCGCCACCAACGGCCAGCACCGCACCTAACCCCAAGGTGATCATGGTGATTTGTTTGACCAGTTCAGGGTTTTTCTTTGCCCATTGACCAAACTTCGAAATGAGGTCTGTGACTCGTTTAGTGATATCCCGCAAAGGGCTATCTGCACCGCCAAAAATTTGTATTCCTACATCTTCATAAGCCGAGGTTAAGTTTTTTAAGTCGCCATCAAGGTTATCTGTCATGGTTTTGGCGACTTTTTCCGCTTCCCCTTTGGCGGCTTTAACTTCAGCAATTAAAGTTTGTAATTGCCCGCTTCCTGCTTGGTCAACAAGTACCGTTAGGGCTGCAAATGCCTCTTCGCCCGCAATATGCTTGAATAATCCCGCACGTTCTGCATTACCCATTTTTTTGGTTTTTTTATCTAGTTCAACAAGTATATCTGTAAATTCACGCAAGTTACCTTTTGAATCACGAGTTTTAATTTTCAGTTTATCAAGAGCTTCACCTGCCATTTTAGGTGGTTCAGCCAAACGACCTAAAATAGATTTTAATCCTGTACCCGCCATGCTAGCCTGAATACCCGCATCACCCAGTTTTCCCGCGGCTGCGGCTGCTGTTTCTATATCAACACTAAGACCTGATGCCACTGGCGCTACATATTTCATGGTGTCACCGAGCATCGTGAGGTTGACGTTTGAACGGGTAAAGGTGGCAACAAGGGCATCACTGACACGGTTCATTTCATTAGAATTCAGCTTAAAGCCGGTCAAAATGTTGGAACCAATATCAGCCGTGGTGGCCAAGTCAATATCACCGGCCAATGACATGGATAAAGTACCGGACATGGCATTTTTAATTTGTTCTGGCTTAAAACCAGCCATGGCATAGAACGCTTGGCCTTGTGCAACTTCATTAGCGGTGAATGCGGTTGTCGCCCCAAGGTCTCGCGCTTGCTCCCTTAACATCTTGTAGTCGTCGGAATTTTTATCAAGGCGGGTTAAGGCTTGCACTTTCGACATGCCGATTTCAAAATCATAGCCTGGTACTAAGACTTTTTTAGCCGCATAGCCTAACCCCACACCGGATGCAAGCATACCCGCGCCGCTACCGGCCATTTTATTACGCACTCCCATGGCATTTTGATAGCTATTTTTTGCCGCAGACATGCGTTTTTCTTGGTTGGCCACCCGTTTTAGTTGCTGCTCTTGTTGCTGTAATCGCCGGCTTGTGCTGGCAATGTCGCTATTTAATTTGATTTGGGCTTGGCTTAGCTGGCGTGTTGAAATACCACTGCCTTTTAGGGCTTCCCGTTGGCGCTGCAATGAGGCGCTCAGTGTGCCGGTTTCAGCTTTGAGTTTTGCGGCCGCCGCTTTTGCGCGGTCAAGCTCCTGTGATTGGGCCCTCGTGGGATTTTGAACGGTGGATAATTCACGTGCGAGCCGGCTAACTTTGGCGGTGGCTTGTTGGTAGGCATTATTTGCTGCATCAAGGGATTGCTTCGTTTTCTTAAACCCGTCAATTTGCTTGGCTTGGTTGTTGAGCTCTTTGAGTTGTTGTTTAGATTGGCGGAGGGTTTCCGCCAGTTTTTTATTCGACGCTTGGGCGCTCTTAAACGGTTTCGTGAATTTATCAACGGCGCTTAAAATCACCTGTAAACGTAAATCTTTACTCATCTTCTACACCGCTACGTTTAAGGGCGTGATAACGCCATTCTAATAATTCGGTTAGGGAAAACTCATCGGTGACAGCCGGCGACCAGTGAAAAATAGTGGCAATATCTGCCACTAAATCATTCACGGTTAATCGTTCTGGAAATCCATAGTCACCGACTTCGGTAACAAAAAAAGCACAAGCTCTTTGGTTAAATTCAGCATATCCGCAGGGTTCATCATGATTAATTCGGGTTTCGTTAATGCCGGCGCGGTGACTCGGGGTAATACCAACATCGCCGAATCCACATCCATTTCCATCAGTGCGGCTAAGCGAACACCACGCAATGCGCCAGAATTGGGTTTACGTACCACAATCTCTGTTACTGTGGTTGTTCCACGCGTGATGGGTTCATCTAGCGTGACGGTGATTTGATTTTTTTCTACTGGTTCAGTCATTTACTTTTCCTATAAACCTAATGCGGCGCGTTGTTCTTCTAAACGGTCAACACCATCAACTTTTTCAATCATATTGAGTAAATCAATCTCAATGAGTGTTTCACCATCCCAAATGAGTTTGTAATACGTGGCATTAAAAGGTGCTTTGACTTGGGTATTTTCACCGGCCTTGCCATTACCGGAGTCAATTTCACTGAATCGACCACGTAACACGACCTCAACGGCGGTGTATTCTTTGGTATCTTGGCGTTGATAAGCACAATTGAGGCGCAACATCACGCCATCAATTTGAGTGATCCCCCATTGCTTATAAAGTTGGGCTTCTAAGCCCCCGAATGTTAATTCGGCAGAGAGTGCATCATCTTCTAACCCCATATCAATTTTGACGCCGCCATTCATGCCGCCGCCGCGATAGGTTTCAAATTTACGAGTGATTTTCGGTAGCGTGATTTCTTCAATACGCCCCATATAACTTTCACCCTCATTGAATAAATTTAAATCTTTAAGTTTGCGTGGTAAAGCCATGATTACCCCTTAATTTTTGAGCCAAAATCCAATAAATAGCGGTCGGTAATACGCTGACGTAACAGTAAGTTTTCCAGTGGGGGTACGGCTGTATAGTCATAATCAATGTATAACTTGCCGCTTTTCAGCTCTTCTTTGGTGTTAACGTCTGGATCGAACCAACATTCACCGCCTAACAAATAGCCTTGCGTTGTCATACTGCGTAGTTTTGCATTGATACTTTCGATAATATCGCGAGCCAGTGAGGGATTAAGCGTACCGTCAATTGACCAGTCCAACCCCTCGGCGATGGTGTCGGATAACACCTGCGCGGTGCGGGTGTAGGATTCAAAGGCAAACAACGGATCATCTGAGCAAGTACGGGAGCCCCAAAACTTGAAGCCGTTATTGCGAATTAGCGTGGTGATATCGTTTTCGTTAAGTAAGCCGGCATCGGTGGCAGGGTCTTGTAAATCCCATGACACATCAGCAGAAATGCCCGTGACACCATTAACGCCTACGTTAGACAAGGTTTTATGCCAGCCTATTTCATTATCAATTTTGGCACGTAAACCCAAAGCACATGCGGTGGCGTAGATATTACTCTCTGCATTCGCGACGGTATCCCAACTTTGGAATTCAGGCCAGATCAACATTAATTCACGTTGATTAAAGTTTTTACGGTAATCAATCGCCTCTGAAATAGTTTTACTGCCATAGGCGCTAATATAAGCCATGGCTCGCATTTTTTGCGCGATACCGGCGAGCGTTGATGAAACCGCCTGTGTATCATGAGCCGGTACGGCTAGAATGCGAGGTTTAACACCTAAGCGGCCTTGCGCCACGGTTAATGCCTGCAAGCCGGTTTTGCGGCCATCGGGCGTGGTGCCACCAATAATATTTGAGGTGGTTTCTGCTTCGCTTTCGCCTTGTTCAACACGTACAACCACGGTAACCGGTTTTGATTGGTTACCGATAGCATCCAGTGAGCGTGCAAGCGTACCAGTTTCACCGGCTTTACCCGCTGCATTTTTCACATCTGTAATTAAAACAGGGGTATTGAGTGGAAAGGCTTTTGTGTCTGCATCATCGGCAGTACACACCATTCCGACAATGGCGGTGTTGATGGTGCGAATAGGTCGCGTGCCTTCATTGAGTTCAATCACTCGCACGCCGTGGTGATAATCTTGAGCCATTACTAGCGTCCTCTATTTTGCAATAGCTCAATTTTGGGTTGGGGTTAAGACAAATGCACGAAGTGGGGATTGTGTGGAGGATGAAACAAAGCCCCAATGGTTGGGGCTCAGAATAGATTAATGTTATTCGGGTTTTTCTGGCCAATCAATATCGGGGGCGAGTGAAGTATCAACACGGTTTAACAAGACACGGTATGTTTTCCACGCTGTTAATTGTGTTTTCTCCTCATCAGTAGCCATCTCCAAATCTACAGCATCTTGCAATGGTGCAATCGCGCTATTCGCTTCAGCTAAAAGTGATTGTTTTTGCTGTTCAGCTTCTGTGATTAATTGTTCACTCGTCGGTTCTGGAATATCAGCCCAAGCGGGGAATCCTTTTTTATTTGAGGTACGTTGTTTTCCATGTGGTGGCTCATTTATTGCAAATTCTTGATATATAGCCTCATCCACTTGAACACCATTCTTAGGCCAAGTTCCTGCTTTTAAATAAATGCTTTGCATTGCAAAAGGGTAGAACGCATTATCTATAGCACTATAGTAATAAGTCCCTACAGGAACGCTGGTAGGTAGCCCGTTTTCATTTGAAGCCAACATTAAATGAGAAGGTAATGAATTCATTTTGGTATAAGTGGAATAATCTATTTCCACTGCATCCTGTATATTTAAATCCTCACCTTCTCCTATTACGATAAACATATTTTCAGAAGCGCTATAATAATACTTATCGTTTGTTATTTCTGGTTTCTCTAATTCAATTGATTCCATTGTAATAACCTCACTTAATTTTAAATTTAAAATCCGATTGCAATCCAACGCATCCCAATTTGCCCTGTCGTAGATTGCGCAATATCGATACCTTTTAACGTGCTTCTTTCTGAATTAATTCTTACAGGAACCGCGTTCTCACCAACATGAACACCTGAAAAAGAAAAAAGTGACCGTGGGAATGGAATTGGGAAATTAACAAATCCATTAAGGCTGACACGTCCCCACTGGATCATGAATCCAGTATCTTTGCAGCGCCAATAGCCGTTGTCTTCACTGAGTAGCGCATTGATAGGTACATCTGTTAAGCGACTATAGGGAACATAGCCTTTAGTTAAAACACCGGAAGGCGATATATTGATAACAGATTTATTACCATCCCAAGTAAACAAAGCGCCATCATCTTGCAGCACAAGTGATATCTCACCATTTGGTGAGTTAATTGCTGCATTTGTTGGTGAAAGTTTGAATTTCTTTCCGTCGGCATATTCCCCTTTGGGTTGGCGAGTTTCTATTGCATCAGTAACCGCTTTTTGATGCATTACCAATGATGTTGATTGTCCTGTACTTGCCGCTAGCTGTACTTTCCCTTTACTTGTCGTTGACGCTTCAGGAAAAGCGGCTTGTGCACTTGCAATGGCATCTGTGGTTGCTTTTTGACTCATAAAGCTTGTTGTACTGCCCCCCGTTGACTGCACGATTGGCACACCTGTTAAACGAGAATAAGCCATTGAGCCTGTTGTAATTTCTCCGTCTGCTGATAGTCTGAATACCGCTTTGCTACCATCCCAAGTAAACAAAGTTCCATCATCTTGCAGCACGAGTGATAGCGCACCGTTTGGTGAGTTGACTGATGCATTTGTTGCTGACAGTTTAAATTTTATTCCGTTAGCATAATCCCCTTTGGGTTGGCGAGTCTCCACTGCATCAGTGACTGCTTTTTGATGCATTACCAATGATGTTGATTGGCCTGTACTTGCCGCTAGCTGTACTTTCCCTTTATTTGTCGTTGATGCTTCTGGGAAAGCAGCTTGCGCACTTGCAATGGCATCTGTTGTAGCCTTCTGACTCATAAAACTTGTTGTGCTGCCACCCGTTGACTGAACAATAGGCACACCTGTTAAACGAGGATAAGGCATCGACCCATTCGTTATTTCACCGGCAGACGAAATTCTAAATACTGATTTACTACCATCCCAAGTAAACAGGGTTCCATCTGTTTGTAATACAAGTGAGATAGTTCCTTCGATAGGTGACATAGCAACGTTACTGGCTGTTGTTTTAAATCGCGCACCATCTGCATAATTGCCTTTATCTTGTTTACCAGACAAACCCTTATTAACATAATCACGCGTAGCTAAAACCACTGACGGATCAATTTTTAATGTGACCGATTCTGTGTGACTGACAATTAACACCATGCGAATCGATTGTGTACGGCCTGAGCCTTCGGTAAGTTGTGGCTTATAGGTTTCGGGGCAGTTTGCCACTGCAATTAGATTACCGGCTTTATCAAACAAGCCTATTTCACGAATAAACCAGCCGCCTTCTGATTCAGGAATAATTTGCTCGGCAATGATTTGATTTTTATTTTTGTCATCAATAAACAGTGTATTAATGGCGGCGCGGCGCTTTTCTGCGATCAATTTGGTTTGATTGGTATCCGGCGTTGGCAAACTCCCGCCACCATCGCCAACTGCCATGTGCGTTAACTCTATTTTTGTGCCCAAGGCGGTTGCCTGAGCGAGTAAGTTCTCACCTAATTTAGTGAGCAGAGCAAAATATTTCATTGTGGATTAATCCTCATTTCATCAATTAAGTGAACAGCAGCGCCGCGAACGTCAAGGCCAGAAACAGAAATTAAAGGCGGTGTATACGCGTAAACAGTGAGTGAATCACCGGTATAGCTAGATGCTCCGCAATAAAATTCACCACGCGTTTCTAGTTGAATAGTGAGTCCGACTAAATGACGGCTTGCCGGCTTGGCATCAAAAATTAACGCCTCTAACTCTTGATACATTTCTTCTGTAATGCCAGTTTCCAACACTCCAATATCAAGGCGAAACGTGCCGGCGGTTTCGTTGGTTTTCCACCATTCAATCACGCGGATTAAATAGCCCAACGGCTCAACAACACGGCGCAATGCACCAATTGTGCCCTTGTGTTTATGAATAAACATGGCGGCTTTAACGGCATCCCGTTTGGCTTTTTCCGTCCAGTTTTTATCCCACCGGTCAACACTAAACGCCCATGCCAAATACGGCAGCAAATGCACAGGGCATAAATCAGGGTTCCATAGAATGCGGATCGGAATAGGCACGCGCTCAATCTGGGCTAGCGATTCAGCCGCCGCGAGTTCTAACGCTGATGAACCGACAGGTAATAACCGGCTATTCATCCGAGCCCCCTAAAATCACATTAATTTGTGTGCAGAAGCTGGCCTGTGTTTTATCCAATTTGATATCTGCAACCGGTTTTTTCAGCTCCACACGTTGCACGCCTTGCACATGCAAAGCGGCATAAATGGCACTGAGTACAATGTCACGGCCTAGCCGGTGTTGCTGTGTCGCATAGCGTCTCACTTGTTCTTCTGCCGCTGCCATGATCGGCTCATATTCAGGCGAGGGATAACAGTAAATCACCGCGTCTATTTCATAGTTAACGATGGTTGCCGATTGCACTGTCACACGATCAGCAACCGGCCTAACGTCTTCATCGTTTAACGCAATATTCACTTTCTCAATTAAATCAGCCGGTGCGCTGCCGTTCCCCTCGCGGGATAAAACGGTAACCGTGACATGAGCCGGTAGCGGGCTAATGACAGAAGCGTCAGAAACCCGACCATCGGCAGAGCGTGCGTGATATTCATAACTGCCAATCGGGCCAGCTACGCTTAACGCTTCGAAAGCGGCCGGTATACGCATGCGTAAATTAGAATCTGACTCATACACCGGTGCAATCGGTGGGATAGCGTTTTCATCACCGGCTGATAACATCAGGCGTTTCACGTTGTTATTAGCCGCGAGTTGGTCAAGGTCGGCACCGGTGGCAAAGGCCACCATACTTGCGCGAGCCGCTTCATTAACGCGCTGACGTAAAATCAATTCACGGTAGCAGCTCTCTTGCAATAATTTGGTTAACGGCTCAGATTCCAATTCTAAGGTGCGGGTGATGGCTTCCCGTTGTTCTGCTGGCATCGCACCAATTAGTGCGGCTTTGCGTTCGGCAAAGAGCACCTCATAATCTAACGTTTCGACCACATCCGGTGCCGGTAATAAACTTAAATCAATACTGGCTGCCATCGTTACCTCACATTGACCGAAAAATTAAGTGACTGATTGGTGTCTTGGTTTGTGGCTTCAATATCCACAATCATCTGCGCAGCCTCGGTGCTATTTAGGCTAATGCGAGTTAATAAAATGCGTGGCTCCCATTTCAACAATGCGGTGTAGCACGCTGACATTAACTGCAATTTCAGCGCGGGATTTTGTGGCTGGTCGATAAGTTCTGATAATAGCGAACCATAATTTCGCCGTGCGATGCGTGAGCCAATAGGCGTGATCAAGATATCGCGCACGGATTGGCGTATATGCTCAATATCGGAAAGGCACTTTCCATTTTCTCGACTCATACCGCAATATCTCATTGAGGGCCATCCGTGCGACTTCCGCCGCGCTCAACACCGCCATGGTCGTGATCATCCAGAACAACCCCATTTGATGAAAACGTCCCATTTTTATGAACAACATCTCCGTTCATTTCGCCGCCCTCAGTCACATTGAGCGTGGCACAAGTCAGGTTTTGTGAACAAATTACGGTGGGAGTTGTAAGGTTAATTTGCTTGCTGGCCTTGGCTATAATCACTTTTGTTGTAGCGCTAACTTGCTCACTGGCTTCAATATTGGCCGTTTTAATTCCTGTTGCGATTAATGCACCAGTGGCGGGTTCATATTCAATGATTGCCCCGTCCGAATAAGTACGATGATCTGCTGTGAGGGAGTCTGTTGGTTCTGAGTTTTCATTGGAAAAGATACCGGTTAGCACAAATGCCGTGGTAAGTTCGCCGCCTAACGCAAGGATAAGAACTTGCTCACCCACGCTAGGTGCATTCATGGTGCGAGTATTACCAGCACGCAAGGTGATCCAATTTAGCCAGTCGGTTTCTAAGCTTCCAATTTGTACACGACAGCCTTTCTTAGCATTCACATCTGTCACGATGCCAATGCGGATCAGATTTCTGATTAAGCGACGAATCTCGGCAGACATTAAATATCAAGCCTCGGGGTTAATGGCTGATAAAATTGTTTTTCTAAACCAGTACTGATAAGCAAACCAGACTATGAGCAATGGAATAGAAATCCATTGCTTGGTAACAATTAATAGGAATGCAGCGATAACGTTTAATACGATGACTAACCGGTAAATATTTAGATTAAAAGGAATTAGACTTTTCGTTATTCCTTTTAATGTACAAGAATGAGAGCCACTTTCTAAATTAGGGCTAAAAGAGAAAAATATTGTTATCACGTAGATATTCACAAGAATTCTAACGACCTCTGCACCTGCAACGACTTTATAGTCATCAACACTAATGGCAAGAATTGAAATAAAGATAAAAAGCCCCACAGGTAAAAGCGGAATAAATTTGCGCATGACAACCTCAAAAAAATGATTTTCTTAAGCGTGCCATTGATAGTGTATTGATTGCAGCTACTGCCTTTTGTGCAGTCGGTGATACACATTATCGAGAGAGGAAATCAATAATCTGACTTTCAATATGCCTAATTTCTTCCGGAGTGAGCCCTAACAACTGGCGTGATGGATAGGTTATTTTTGCATTGCCAATACGCTCGGTTAAACCGAACTGGTGTACACCGGCAATATTTGCTGCGGAAGGTAAAAAATAAATGACGGCTTCTTTATCGCTATTATAGGCGCCTAAAAAACGGGCGGTGGCCAGTTTTTTAAACATGCGGGTTTGCTTGGTTTTGCGTTCTGTACTGATTTTATCTTTCTTGATACTGATATAGCGCTGAATATCTGATTTACGAAATGAGCGCTGGGCTTTTTTATTCGCATCTTGGCCAGTGATTGTTTTGCTATTACCTCGCCAGTTCCGTAAGGTACGTTTTTGGCCGTGCCACATAAATTGGATTTCGCGCTGTACCGTGATGAAATTCGCTTTGCGTTTGGTGTATGGGCTGCCATCCGGATTTTTTTGTTGTGAAATGCGCTTAATTTGAGAACGGCGTAAATCGCGAGTGATTTCTTTGGCGAGCTGCCGGCGCTGGCCTTGCGACATGCGAGTTAATAAATGCGTTAATTCACTGTCAAGTTGACGCAAAGTATCATCATTCATCGTGTTGTTGGCCATTCATTAAACGGGTTAGCCGGCTCAGGGGTAGCCTCAATCACATATTTACCGTCGTTATCAATCGCTAATACACGCTCAGTGAGATTTAAATCAATACTGATGTGGGCGGTTTTGTTATCTAAAATCACTGCCTCAAATCTAAAATCTTGTTGCCGCTTTGCGGGGTTCGCTGAAATATCAGATTGATTTTTTCTTAGCCAATCATTGACTACCGCAATTAAGACATTTTGGTCACCACTATAACGCTCAATAATAATATTAGCGGTGTATTCATATTCAAAACTGGGCGTTTCTTCTAACGTGGAAATAATCCGCCCGTTTTCAACGAACAAGTATAAATTTTCGGGGTTATCTTTGAGAAATGGAATTTTGCTATCTAAATATTCCCGTAAGTTAATGAGCTTTTTCACGGTTCCGTTCCTCATCAAATTGCTCAATCGCACTTAGTTGAATATTGGCGGTTTCTAAGGCTGCAAGTAAAGGGTCAGCTATCAAAGCCAAATCGCAATAAGTTAGAACCCGTCCGGTAGAGGCGGTGGTACTTGCTGGGTTAGTGTTTTCGGAATGGGAACGCATTGCGTTTGCACGGATACGGTAGGCGTTGTCGAGCACCCGATCAGCAATATACTTAGGCACAGGTAAATCACACGTTGGCTCGTTTTTAAGAATGGTTTTATATTCAATTTTTCTTTCCTCGGCGGCGGCGCGTTGAATAATACCGCGACGATAGGCATCACCCGCGATTTGATTTGCACGGTGAAAACTTAATGATTGGTCAGTGATCAGTGCGGATTTTTTATCAACATCTAACGAAAGTTGTTGGTTTTCTGCCGTGAGTATGCCGACTTGTTCATTGAGCCGGTCTATTTTTTTGAGACCTTGCCAGCCGGCGAATATGGCACCGGCGACAAGGAATAATGCGAAAGGTATTACCCATTTTTTCATATTAAACATAAGCTTTTCGTCTCGCATTATTGGGTTTAAACATCACAACATCGCCCACGCTTTTTCAAACAGCTCATCACTGTATGGCTGCTGACCATTTTCAACATGGACAATCGCTTTAGCGATTTTGAATGCCGTTTCTTTGTCATAGACATCAAGGCAATCACGACGACCAAAGCCCGTTTCTTTACAGACACGATTAATATAACCCTCTGTATTATTGCGGTCTTTTGCCGGCGCCCAACGTTCAATAATTTCTTCCACCGTATCAATTTTGCCGCAACCAACCCCTTGTTTTCCCGCGTAGGTTGAATAGGTCCGCAAAAGCTTGAATAATGCGCGAATACCGTATTCAGGTTTCTCAAAGCGGCTATGACGGGGCTCAATGCTAGGGTCAAAGGCCAGCTCTCCTCGCCATGGGTTTCTCGGGTTATAATCAATATTGCCCGGATTATTGTTGCGTATGCCGCGTGGTACGTTAGACATGTTTTCCTCCAGTAAAGCGTGACCATAAATAGGATAGTCCGATACTTCCCATCGCACCAAATACACCGGTGGTGAATAGGGTGATATAAATACTCTGATTGCCCTCAATACAGAGCAATCCGCCTAACAACCCGACAAAGCCAGAAACGACCATTTGCATAAAAGCCGCAAACCAGCTCCACGGAGCATTATTCGTTTTAACGTCAATGATGTATCTCACAACACCTCCCCACATTGAAATGAAGAGCATTAATAACCACTGTGCGATACCGAAACTGTTCGGATCTTTATCAAACATGTATCAATCCCATAGCTGTATAAGTGGCTGTACCGGCTCTTCGGTAATTTCAGGTAACTCAATCAATAGCCCCGCAGGTAGCACTGCGCCTTGTTCGGCAAGATTGGGATTCGCTAACAAAACAGCTTCGGTCATGCCTGTCGTTCTGCCGTAAAATCGCCAACATATCCCGTCTACGGTGTCACCTTTTATCGTTCTGGTTTTCATATCAATTCAACAATATTGTGTGTCGTGCCCTTGATGCGCTGAATTGCCCAGATAGCATCACGTTGTAAATCATCAATATTCGTCTCTAAGGCATCAGCTTTTTTATTACCGTTGGGTGTTGTATCAATATCGCGGTAACGTTCGATTAAGTTTGCTTTTGCCGCGCTGAATACGGCACGACGATAAAGGATCACTAATTCCGATACGTCTATTTCCCCTTGCGTAATTTTGCTGGCCGGAACCGCGTCTAACGTTGTATAGCCCAAGTGGATTTCTTGCTGTTGAAAGCGGGATAATTCACGGTTGGTTTCGATGATGGCGTTTTTTAAGGCTTCAATTAATCGACTTTGGGCGACCGTACCGTCAACTCGCATTGATTCCCGAAATGCGCGGGTATTAATCGCAGGCCAAAAATCACCACTGGTGATCGTTTCGTCTTTTTCGTTAGCGGGTTCGGGTGAAACAAAATCCATAAGGTCACCTTAAAAATAGGTAGGCGGTGGGCGAGAGTCCGAAAAATAAATGTCTTATCTCGCGCCGCCTTGCGCGTTGGCACGTTCTTTATTCATCAGCTCTGTTTTTTGCTGACAAAAACTTTTCAATATTCTTAATATCCTGCTTAACCCCACTGCGCTCATTGAGCTCAAGGGCACGCATTAATTCACATAAAGCCGGTTGCGGAAAATCATTATCGCGCAAGCTGTAACCGAGCCATTTATGTAGCTCGGCGCGGACTTTATCGGGCATATCTTCATGCTCAATTAATGTCATGGTGCGCTGCAAGATATCCAGTGGAATGGGATTTTTTGCGGTATAGGCTTCTTTCGCTCTATCCCCCATTTCTTCGGCAATAGCACAACCGGTTGTACGGGATTGGCCTGACGGCATGGCGATCTTGTGTTTTAGTGCATACTCCGCAATATCTAGCCCTTGCGCGTACAAACCCGCGTCAAAACTCCACAACATGAGGTACATCAGCACATCATCTTGAACGCCTGAATTGCCTTTTAATGTTTCAGTGATCCACGTTTCGTATAGCGGTAAGGCTTTACGTTTGTACGCGGCTTTGCGTTCAAATGATTGGGTTTTACCTAAATCCCGCATGTGTTGGCGCAACATCAATTTAACTTGTGTTGCTGCCGAGGGGTCAGCAAGAACGCCATAGGCGCTGACGTTCTTGGCTTCAACCTGCATGCGTTTTCGTTCCCACGGATTCACAGCTTATTCTCCGGTTGGCACGTCTTTTACTTCGTCCGGCTCAGTAGGCTCCGCCGGTTTTCCAGACGTCAGCTCAATGTTTTCAATCAACGCCACACAGTCGTAATCTTCAACAATGTAATCTTCATTCACTGATTCGTAGTTTTCGATACGATCACGTTTGGCATTGTCCACCACTTGACGGCGGCGTGATTCGATTTGCCAGTAGATAGATAAATTATCTAACCGTGTGATAAGCATTCCATTTTTCGGGAAATAGGGAACACGTACCGCCGGCAACCCACCGAGGCGTTTTTGGCTGATAATCACATCCGCAGCTAACGCCTCGGTATTGGCTTGATCACGATTAACGATAGGGAAATATTTATCGGCTAAAAGTGAGCGGCCACAGATAACGACTAAATCAGTATCATCGGCATATACTTCGGAAATGGCGTGGTCAACGGCTTGCATAACCAGTGCATCAAGGTTTTCATACTCTTCACCTTTACCCACTTTGATAGGCTCAGGGGTAATTTGGTTGGTGTCTTTATCGGTTGAAGAACCTAAAACATGTTCAGGGGCTTCAAGGCGAATTTTATGTAACCAACCGACATTCACGTCTTGCAGGAGTTTATTGACTTTGCGGTTTGAGGTTGCAGCACGATGTGTCCCGTTAAAGCCAATCATAATGCGGTCAAGGGCTTGACGCTGAATAATGGCATCGCGGATACGGCGCTGGAAATCTTCAAACATTGCCCACATATCCAGTTTTTCGTAACGGATAGCGGTATCGAAGTTTGTTTGACGGCAGTGATAACCTTGTTTGGCCAATTGAGTTGGGTCAGTCGGTTCGCGGTCTTGTTTGGTGGTGTCCGTCGTGCCAGCAACCGTTGAGCCAATGCCGAGGCCGATTTTTTCGCCCACTTGGTCTTTGACAGGCACAATATTAATTTTGGTCAAAAAGACGGCGCTTAACTGAATTTTGCTTTCCAGTTTTTGGGCTGCCGAAGGCTCAATTTCCACTTTTGAATCTGTGAATTCGTGTGGCTGAACACCGTAAATCTCACCTAGACGGGTCATGTAACCGTTAAATTTAACTTTTGTTTCTTTTCTCATTGTTTTTCCCGTTTAGCAATCAGTCAGGTTTTCAGTGTTGGTTGTATTGCCGCCAAAAGACGTGGGGCGGTGTTGCTGATTATCTTGCTGGCTCAAATCTTTTTGAGTTGGTCCAGCTCACTGCGCAGGGTTTCATTTTCTTCTTTGATACCCGATAACGCTTTGACTTGTGTTTCAAGCCGAGTCAGCTTTTGTGCAGTTTCGGTTTGCTCTTCCGCGCAAAGCTCTACCGCTTGGTGAATATCATTGAGTTCAACATCATTGCGCTGACGTTCACGACTGAATTTCGCCATGATGCGATCTTTCAAGCTGGGTTTTTCTGGTTTGTTTTCTTCTTCGGTAAATTCAATCACCGTTTCTTCCGCCGCCGTAAAGACGTTATCTTTATCTTGCTTGCGTTCTGAGAAAGTCGCGGCTTTATCTGCACCCGCGCTAAATTCCAACATGCTCGTACCAAGGCTGGCAGGGTTATCCGTGACAGCTAAGCCCACCAAATAGGCCGAATTCATATCGGAAAAATTAGGGTTAATTTCAACGGAGGTATAAACCTTTTGACGCTTACGATTCATCTCAATTAATGAATCTGTTGGTGATAAAATCCCGTATAGAGCAAGCTTACCTTTCAGAGCACCTTCACTGATTTCTTCTGTATAAACAGATTCCACATCCCCAAAGCGCGGCATCCATTCATAATTTAGATGCTCCATGTTGATCCGAGCACCATAAACGGATGGGTCGTAATTTTTGGCAATATCAGTGAGCCATTGGCGCTGCACTTTACGTCCATCGGTTGTGGCTCCCTCAACACAAAGGCGCACAGGTTTAGATTTTTTTGTCATTGCTCAGGCTCCGGCAATTAAATTTCATACGTAGATAAATTTCATGCGTAAATAAAAAAATAATGAGCCTATGTTTTCAGGGATGAGGGCTAAGAAACAATGCTTTGCCATTGTGTGGAGAATGACACAATGGCAGCTCGGGGCGATTGGTCGTGTGAGCCAGTAATCTGGCGACATGAAAACATTACACGATTTTGACCCAAGAAAACGCGCCATGCACATGTACTTTAGTGGGTATCGCATCGCGCGTATTGCCGAGGCTCTCAAGGAAAAGGCCGCGACAATTCACAGTTGGAAACGCCGCGATAAGTGGGATGAAATCACCCCCATTGATCGCGTGGAAATGACGCTGGAGATGCGACTTTGTACGCTATTGAGTAAAGAAAATAAAGAGGGGAAAGACTTTAAAGAAATCGACTTACTTTATCGCCAAGTAGAGCGGCATGCTAAAATTCACAAGTACCAAAATGGCGGTAATGAAGTTGATTTAAACCCGAAACTGGCCAATCGCAATAAAGGTGAACGCCGCGCCCCTGAGAAGAATTTATTTAGCGAAGAGCAGATTGAAAAGCTAGAAGAAATTTTCCGTGAAAATATGTTTGAGTACCAGAAAGCATGGTACGGCGCCGGCCATCAACACCGAATTCGCAATATTTTAAAATCACGTCAAATTGGGGCGACTTACTTTTTTGCGCGTGAAGCCTTTATGGATGCACTCACCACAGGCCGAAACCAAATATTTTTATCAGCAAGTAAAGCCCAAGCGCACGTATTCAAAGGGTACATCATTGATATGGCACGAGAGGTTGATGTTGACTTAAAAGGTGATCCGATAGTTTTGCCTAATGGCGCAACACTGTATTTTCTTGGCACCAATGCCCGTACCGCGCAGAGTTACCACGGTAATTTGTATCTTGATGAGTATTTCTGGATACCCAAATTCCAAGGATTACGCAAAGTCGCCTCCGGTATGGCCATGCACAAGAAATGGCGTCAAACCTACTTTTCGACCCCATCCGCATTAACACACAGCGCGTATCCGTTCTGGTCTGGAAAGCTCTTTAATCGTGGTCGTCGTAAAGCCGATCACGTTGAGGTCGATATCAGCCATCAAGCGTTAGTGAATGGCATGATGTGTGGTGATGGCCAGTGGCGGCAAATTGTCACGATTGAAGATGCCATGCGGGGCGGGTGTAATTTATTCGATATTGATCAACTCTATTTAGAATATAGCCCTGATGAATTCGAAAACTTGCTGATGTGTGAGTTTGTTGATGATATTGCATCCATCTTTAATTTGCAGTTAATGCAAAAATGCATGGTGGACAGTTGGGAAATATGGGACGACGTTCAGCCGTTAATGATACGCCCCTATGCTTATCACCCTGTTTGGATTGGTTATGACCCCGCGAAAGGTACTCAAAACGGAGATAGTGCGGGTTGCGTGGTGATTGCGCCACCGCTACACAAAGGCGGTAAGTTTCGCATACTTGAGCATCATCAATGGCGTGGCATGGATTTTCGCGCGCAATCGGACGCGATAAAAGAACTCACCGAGCGTTACAACGTGCAATACATCGGGATTGATTCCACAGGTATTGGCCATGGTGTCCTGCAAAATGTGCGGGAATTTTTCCCTGCTGCAAAAGAATTTGTCTATAACCCTGCCTTAAAAAATGCATTGGTGCTTAAAGCTTATGACGTGATTAGCCATGACCGGTTGGAATATGACGCGGGTAGTAATGATATCACCCAATCTTTTATGGCCATTCGCCGTGCCACTACCGCCAGTGGTAACCGCCCAACTTATGAAGCTGACCGCAGCGAAGAAGCCAGCCACGCAGATTTAGCATGGGCAACCATGCACGCACTTTATAACGAACCGATCACCGGTGAAAATCACAATCAACATAATATCGTCGAGGTCTTTTAATGAGCCGTAAAAATAAACAACGCCAATCACAAACACTGGCGCAAAAAACCGACAGCGCATCAATGGAAGCATTCACTTTCGGTGATCCAATCCCCGTACTTGATAAGCGTGAAATTTTTGATTATTTGGAATGTGTGCAAATTGATAATTACTATGAGCCGCCAATTAGTTTTAGTGGCCTTGCGCGCACGTTCCGCGCAGCCCCACACCATAGCAGCGCAATTTATGTAAAACGTAATATTCTCACCAGTACCTTTATTCCTAATAAATATTTAAGTCGTCAGACGTTTGATAGTTGGGCATTAGATTTTTTACTGTTTGGTAATGGGTATCTTGAAGAACGAAATAACCGTCTGGGGCAGTCGCTGAATTTTAAACATTCGCCGGCTAAGTTTACCCGCCGCGGTGTTGACTTAGAAACTTACTGGTTTGTGCAATATGGCTACGATATTAAACCGTATGAATTTCAAACGGGCAAAGTGTTTCATTTGATTGAGCCGGATATTAACCAAGAGTTATACGGCTTGCCGGAATATCTCGCGGCAATCCCCTCAGTACTCCTCAATGAGTCGGCAACACTATTTCGCCGCAAGTATTATCTCAATGGTTCGCATGCCGGTTATATTCTGTATATCAGTGATGCAGCACAGAAAACCGATGATGTTGATAAAATTCGTGAAGCACTCAAAAGTAGTAAAGGACCAGGGAACTTTCGCAATTTATTTTTGTACGCACCTGGGGGAAAGAAAGACGGCATCCAAACAATTCCGCTTTCCGAAGCTGCCGCAAAAGATGAATTTCTCAATATCAAGAATGTGAGCCGCGACGATATGTTAGCGGCACACCGTGTGCCACCACAAATCATGGGTATTATTCCTGAGAACGTGGGCGGCTTTGGTGATGTTGAGAAAGCGGCAAAAGTATTTGTTCGCAATGAGTTGATGCCGTTACAAAGTAAGATGATGCAATTGAATGATTGGTTTGGCGGGGAGATTATACAGTTTGATAAGTACTCACTGGACTTAGACGACGAATAATATCACGCGTAAATTCAATGATACCGCCCACTGAGGCGGTATATTTTTGCCCGTAAGTAGGAGATCTCGATGCCCTAAATAATAATAGGACCCCACTGTATTATACCAAACCTAACTCACCAAGACGAATCCGCAATAAATTACCCCCATCAAATAGCGATTTAAACGCACTATACGCCACCACAAAGCGTGCAAGATTAATTGCTATCTAGTTATAGAAATTTGATTTTAACGCTGTGACGGCTCGGAGATTTTGCGGACGGATATTTAACAATAAACACCTCGCCGCGCAATCGTAGCCCCGCCACGCCTGCCCACTAAATAGGTCGGTTTTCATGCACCTGCAAGAGATCGTCTGAACCGCGCCAGTGGTGGGGCTTCATGCGGGTAACGATCCTCTATTGTTCATGCGGATTTGGGCGGGAAATTGCGGAATTATCATATTCGATTTGACGTATGTATTTTTTAGGTATAATTTAAATAAAAGATTGAAGGGGTACACATGGAACCATTACAACTGTTTAAAATTTTAGGTGACCAAACCAGACTGGATATCGTGCTATTGCTAAAAGTATCTGGCGAATTGTGTGTTTGCGATATCTATACTGCCTTGAATTTATCGCAACCAAAGACTTCTCGACATCTAGCAATGCTTAGAGAGTCGGGTCTGTTGCTCGATTCAAAACATGGTAAATGGGTTCATTATCGGTTATCTCCGGCATTACTACCGTGGGTGAAAAGTGTCATTGATCTCACTTATTCAACAGAGAAAAGTAGAGTTGCAGATTTGCTCAAACGCCTAGAGACAAAAGAATCTGCGAGTAGTTGTTCCACATAAAATTTTTTAAATTAACATATATGAAAAAACATATATAAGGTTGAGGTATGAAAAAACTAGAAGTCTTTGATCCAGCGTTATGTTGTAGCTCTGGTGTTTGTGGAACAGAAGTCGATCAAGCATTGGTAGACTTCGCAACAGATGTGGATTGGTTAAAAAAACAAGGGGCAAATATAATGCGTTTTAATTTAGCACAAGAGCCAATGGCGTTCGTTAACAACACAAAAGCAAAAACATTTTTGGAAACCGCAGGTGCCGAGTCACTTCCACTATTGATTCTGGATGGTGAGATTGTGCTGACTGGTCGATACCCAAAACGACATGAGTTAGCCAGATGGTTTGGTATTCGCCTGAATATTGAAAAAGCCGAAATAGTTAAATCGTGTTGCGGTAATGACAAAACGTGTTGTTAACAGGAGCAATAAAATGAAATTTTTAGATAACACACCTAATTATTTATTTTTTACTGGAAAAGGTGGTGTGGGTAAAACCTCTATTTCCTGTGCGACAGCAATCAAGCTGGCAGAGGATGGAAAAAAAGTCCTGCTAGTGAGTACAGATCCTGCATCTAACGTCGGACAGGTATTTTCTCAATCAATAGGAAATCAGATTAAGCCAATAACATTGGTTCCAAATCTATTTGCTATTGAAATAGACCCTCAAGCCGCAGCCGAAGAATATCGAAACAAAATTATTAATCCAATCAAAGAAAGTTTACCTGAAGCGGTAATTCAAAGTATTACGGAACAACTATCAGGTGCCTGTACAACAGAGATTGCAGCTTTCGATGAATTTACTGGGTTGTTAACCGATAGCGAAATTACGGGGCAATTTGACCATATCATTTTTGATACCGCACCAACGGGACATACCATCCGTTTATTACAACTCCCGAGTGCGTGGAGTGATTTTATTAGTGACAATCCTGATGGTGCGTCATGTTTAGGGCCAATGTCTGGTCTTGATAAACAACGTGAGCAGTACAGTATGGCGGTGGAAGCGTTGAGTGATAAATCACTAACACGGTTAGTATTAGTCGCACGGCCTCAATCAGCGGCATTGAGAGAGGTGACGAGAACCTATAGCGAGTTGTCATCTCTTGGTATCAAAAATCAGCAATTAATAGTCAATGGTGTTTTCCCTGAAACGGCGATGACTGAAAATGATAAGTTATCCCATGCACTCTACTCTCGTGAACAAGCGGCATTAGCGTCTATGCCTGAAGCATTACGCTCGTTACCTATCGATATTCTTTATTTGCAAAATATCAATATGGTTGGGGTCGATGCACTAAAGCAGTTGTTATCTAATGACATGTCACAAGTTTCAACTATTACCCCAACAAAACAACCTACTTCTTTACCTACCTTGTCAGAACTGGTCGGGGAAATATCTCAGCAACAGCATGGGCTGATTATGTTAATGGGCAAAGGTGGTGTTGGAAAAACAACGATTGCGGCATCAATCGCAGTCAAATTGGCAGAAAAAGGGCTTGATGTGCATCTGACTACGTCTGACCCTGCCGCGCATATTGAATCAACCCTCGATGGTGTTTTACCCAATCTTCAAGTTAGCCGAATTGACCCCATCGCTGAAACTGAACGTTATCGTAATTATGTCTTAGAAACAAAAGGGAAAGATTTAGATGCAGAGGGACGTGCATTACTTGAGGAAGATTTACGTTCTCCATGTACTGAAGAAATAGCGGTGTTTCAGGCTTTTTCTCGCATCATCAGAGACGCAGGAAAGCGTTTAGTTGTCATGGATACCGCGCCGACTGGGCATACATTATTACTTCTTGATGCAACTGGGGCATACCATAAAGAGATTGCTAAGAAAATGGGAGAAAAAGGCCATTTCTTAACGCCTATGATGCAATTACAAGACCCTGAACGCACAAAAGTTATTATTACGACACTAGCTGAAACTACGCCTGTACTTGAGGCAGAGAATTTACAAAATGATTTAATACGGGCGGACATACACCCGTGGGCGTGGGTGATTAATAATAGCCTATCTATCACGGAAACAACTTCTCCATTGTTACTTTCAAGGGCAGAGCAGGAAGTCGCTCAGATTGAAAAGGTGACATCAATATTAGCAAAACGTGTTGCTATCGTTCCTTTACTTGAAACAGAGCCTGTGGGGATATCCGCATTAAGTCAGCTCGCAGAATAAGTTTTATTTTCTAAAAATAAAAGGTGCGGAAAAGCACCTTTTAAATGAGGTTGTTATGTTTATTGCCGCATTGATTTTTATTTTAACGATCACCTTTGTTATTTGGCAACCCAAAGGACTGGGTATTGGCTGGAGTGCTACAGCAGGGGCTGTATTTGCACTGATCTTTGGTGTGATCAGTTTCCAAGATATCCCGATTGTTTGGAACATTGTTTGGAATGCCACAGCGACATTTGTTGCCGTCATTATCATTAGCCTACTTTTAGATGAAAGTGGTTTCTTTGAATGGGCAGCATTACATGTTGCCAAATGGGGCGGTGGCAAAGGAAAACTGCTATTCAGTTATATCGTGTTACTTGGTGCGACTGTTGCGGCCTTATTTGCCAATGATGGCGCAGCATTGATATTAACACCCATTGTAATAGCGATGTTACTTGCACTTGGCTTTAACAAAGGCACAACGTTAGCATTTGTCATGGCAGCAGGGTTTATCGCCGATACAGCAAGCTTGCCGCTTATCGTTTCGAATCTCGTTAATATTGTTTCTGCGGACTTCTTTAATATTGGATTTACTGAATATGCATCAATTATGGTGCCAGTGGATATTGCGGCTATTATTGTAACGCTCGTGATGTTGCATTGGTTTTTCCGTAAAGATATTCCTAAGAAATATGACGTTAATAAACTGAGTGAACCGACTTTAGCCATTAAGGACATGACAACGTTTAAAGCAGGTTGGCTTGTATTGGCACTGCTACTTATTGGTTTCTTTGTCTTAGAACCATTAGGTATTCCAGTGAGTGCAATTGCGGCTATTGGCGCCTTAATTCTTTGGGTGATTGCAGCCAGAGGCCATACGATTAATACCAAAAAAGTATTACGTGGAGCACCGTGGCAAATAGTCATTTTCTCTTTAGGTATGTATTTGGTTGTTTATGGTTTAAGAAATGCAGGGCTAACCGATTATCTTTCTGAAACGCTCAATTACCTTGCTGATAAAGGGCTATGGGCAGCAACTCTAGGCACTGGATTTATTACTGCATTTTTATCATCAATAATGAATAACATGCCAACGGTATTAATTGGTGCTCTATCCATTGAAGGAAGTGAAGCGTCAGGATTAATTCAACAAGCAATGGTTTATGCCAATGTGATTGGTGCCGATTTGGGGCCAAAAATTACGCCAATTGGTAGCTTAGCTACATTGTTGTGGTTACATGTTTTATCACAAAAGAACATGACCATTACATGGGGATATTATTTTAAAACAGGGATTATCATGACTATCCCTGTGCTCATTGTCACTCTCGTTGCTTTAGTACTTCGACTTTCACTGTTAAATTAAAGGTAACCCCATGAATGAGATCACTATCTATCATAACCCCAATTGTGGCACTTCGCGTAATACCCTTGCCATGATCCGCAATAGTGGTGTTGAGCCGACGATTATTTATTATCTAGAAACTCCACCGACTAAAAATGTCTTGGTACAACTTATCGCCGATATGAAAATCACTGTAAGGGAACTATTACGAAAAAATGTTGAGCCGTATGAGCAATTAAATTTAGATCAGGATACCTATACAGACGATCAGCTCATTGATTTCATGTTGCAGTACCCAGTACTGATTAATAGGCCGATTGTTATTACTCCAATGGGGACGAGGCTTTGTCGTCCTTCTGAATTGGTATTGGACATATTGCCTAACCCGCAACAGAGTGACTTTGTAAAAGAGGATGGGCAGATTGTTATAAGTAAAAAAAATAATTAAATCTTATCTTTTCGTAATTTATTTATTTTGACTAAAGCATCAGCATATCGTTGTTGATGCTTCATACTGATAGCTTCTTTTTGTGCTTTTAATTCCCGCCTTTGCAGCTCTTTCCCGTCCTCGTTTAAACTCAATCTCAATCGTTCCCCATCAACTTTTATAAAATGGAGCCCATCACTCACGCCTAAACCGTTAATGAACATGGTTTCAATCTGTGGAATATCGAAATTAATGCCGACTTCGTTGGCAAAATTGATAATTTCCGACTGAATTTCCTTATCGACCTCACTTACTTCAATATTTGAAATCTGTCTTTGTTGATTTCCCTGTGATATTTCGCTCTCAGCGGCGTTTTGAGCATCCGTTTCTATAAACGCGAAACCATATTCCTGAATGTTGCATACTTCACCTGAGCCGTGCTCAGGCTCGTAAAATTGCACATCTGATAGATTGGATGTGATCCGTGATCTACAGTTATTGACAGGACTCCGAGTCGCTCCGCTGTCGCTCTTTAAAAGATTAAAATCAACATCAACGGCACTTTTCTTGACGATTTGGTATTTTCTTTCACGGGTTTTAAGTACAGGGGTATCTGCTTTGAGTTGATGGTAAACACCCACAACCTTTTGTACTTCCTCGCCGTAAACATTGACGTCACCGATTTCACGGGCAACACGTATTGTCTCTTCACTTCTGCGTATACATGGGCCACCTTGTGACATGACGTAATTAAAAAAATCACCCTCATCGGCGGCAGCTCGGACACGTTCGGCAACATCACCAAGTTTATCAGCAATGGAAATACCACGAGGTAAGCGTCGACACTCACGATATGCGCCTTTAGAGGGGAGTTTATAAAATTGAAATTGTGGGATGCGCCACGTTGACGCCCATGCGGTAACCGCTGCCGCCATGCTTTTTAAGTCTTTACCCGTTTCGTGGTCTACTTCACCATCAAGGGCATACCCATCGATATTTTTTGCAATGTATTTAGCGATGTAACCCACGGCACCGCCGCGGTTCATATGCTTACACTCAAATCGGTATTTTTGTGCGCCCGCTTCGTTAGCATCTTCTTTTAGGGCACGTTTACGCATAATATCAATGGCTTTTGCACGGCTGGCTTTATCAACAAAAAGCAGCATATGCCAGTGGGGAGTACCGTCATGATGCGGCTCAACAACGCGAATACCATAAATATTGATATTATTATCATTGAAAGCGGAACGAATACGCGACCACACTTTGACTAAATAACGCTGCCCGTCCTTTGGCGTGTAAGCCTCATCTTTCCATTTATGATTGAGCACAGCGTGCAAATCGCCTTTATTTTTATCTTTGCGCTGCTTTGTCGGGTGGTACTTTGACGGGCACGTCAAAGTGATAAACATCCCGATATCACCGCGTTCTTTTGCCACGCGCTCAATCCCTGCCATTTGCGCCATTAATTCCATGCGGCGAATTTCAGGGTTTGACACACTGGCCATCACTTTATCGAACAGATCAAAACGCTCACCTGTTTCAACATCTTGAATATCCATACCCTGTAAATATTGCATGTTGGATAAACGCTGTGCTTGAACCGCGCGGATAGCTTGTTTGCTGGCGTATGGGTGGCGATTAATGCACACGTCCATATTGGCAATCATGATTGCCTCAATCCATTGTGTTCTATGAGCTTTTAGCTTGCGGTGCCAAAAGTCCGCATCAACTAAGCGTTGTACGGCTGCAATTACTTGGCGCGTGGTTAAGTTTTGTTTCCCTTTGCGGCGTTTTCGATTCTTTAGGACCTTACGATAACTTTGATAATGAAGCGGAGTAACATGTAAGCCACAAGACAACTCAGACAGTGCGCCAAAAATTTGAGTCTGTATTGAATCTTCATAGATAACTTCGCGATTACCGCCGTTTTGCTTTGTTAACTGGTCGCAATAGGCTTCATACAATGTGAAAAAGCCACTAGAAATGTGTTCAGCAAGCTTTTTGATTGGCTTGTCATAAAGATCAAACAGGCGGTTAAATTGGCTAATTTCAGGGGTAAAACGAGTTGATAGCGTCAATAACGCTTTTGTATCCAATTCATATCGTGCATTAACTGCTGTAATCCGCGGAAATATCCGCTTATAAAAATCAGAGCGCAAAAACTCATAGGCTTTATATTCGCCAGACTCTTGAATGATGTACTCATAATGTTTTTGAATGCGATAACGTAAAATACGGGGTAAAGATTCAACCTCACCTAAAATCGCTTGCGCATGAATTTGTTGTTCATGGGTAAGGGATTTCTCAAGTGCGTCAATATCTGCTTTGTAGTAATTATTTTTTTCTGGCTTATTCCACGGATACGGAAATACCATATCCGCAGTATAAGTTAACGGTTGCTGCGTAAAATCTAATACCTTAGACATTTAGCGCACCACCCAAGGTTTCTGGTCGCAACGCATTAATTGCCGTTTCACAACGGCGAGAAATGACATCGACTGTTTGGCGGTAAACATCTAATGATTTGATGCCTTTACCTTTAACACGGTTAACATGATAAGAAGTTAATTCAATCGCAAGCAGCCACGGGTCAGAATGGCAGCAAACCAATTCATAACAACGAGCTAATTTATTGATTTGCAATAGTCGCCATTGAACCGCTTTTGAATCTTCGTCAACATGACGCTGAATAGCAAAGGCCGTCCCGCTGATATAAACACCGTCTTTAGGGTCGAGAGTCATTAATTGACCCCCGCTAAAACGGCGATAATTTCTTTAGCCGGTGTACGCTTTCCTTTTCCTGCAATGCTGCGTGGGGCTTCGATTTCATGGATAGTAAAGCCTAGGTCCGCATAAAGCTCTTTTGCTTCTGATGAGTTGGAAACAGTGATCGGATTGCCTTGGATATCATTAATATCTTTTAGCGCAATCGCTAATGTTTCATGGTCAGCGTGAGTAAATCCCGCAGTATGATATTGCGTGAAGCTATCGCGCCCGCCCATGTATGGTGGATCACAATAAACTCCGTCATCGAAATCAACGAGAGAAAGAGTGTCTTGCCATTCAAGGTTTACAATTTGAGTGTTAGTGAGGTAGGCCTTATCACAGAAATTATCAATTTCAATTTTAGGAAAGTACGGCGCTTTGTATTGTCCAAAGGGGACGTTGAACTTGCCTTGTTGGTTATAACGGCATAACCCGTTAAAACAATGTCTGTTTAAGTATAGAAATAAACTTGCTTGTCGAACTTGTGACATACTTGATTTAGGGCTATTAAACTCATTTCTAAGTTGATAATAATCAGGACCATTATTATTTTGATTGAAAAGCCTTGAAGCTTCGAATGTGACCCCATCAGGAACAAATGCAAGCGCATCATATAAATTGACTAGGTCTGGATTTGCATCAGCAATTAAATATTGCTCATAATCCGTATTCATCATCACTGCACATGATCCAGCGAACGGTTCAACTAACCGTTTTGTCTTCGGTAAATGTGGGCGTAATTTGTCCATAATTCGAACTTTCGAGCCAGCCCATTTGAGGATAGTTTTATTCGCCACGTCAAACGCTCCGATAATGTTTACTTTTAAGTTCAAAAATCGTTTGGCAATCAATGCAACGAGTGCAACCCTGTGATGCAATGCGGCGTGCTTCTGAAATAGGCTTGCCGCAGTCTTCACATTCGAAAGCAGAAATACTGACTAAACGGTTAGTAATGGTTTTTATTTGTTGCTCACGCATGAGCATTTCGTGCTCGCTGGCGCGGTCAATTTCTTTAGACATGATCTAACTCCGCAGCCAGATTTGAGTAATGCTCAGACTCACCAACTAATAACTGGTGAATTTGTTCATCGTTTAATTTTTCGTTGATGAGCTTGCACGCAATGGCTTCAAGGCGAGATGAAAATTTATCAAACATGACCTTTCTCTCATCCTCGCGAATCGCTTTAATACTGATAGCAACAACGGAATAATCATGTTCACCCGTTGCAGGATCAGCACCGATTAATATTGGTTTTATTTCTTTATTTTTCATTATCCAACCCTCAAATTTAGAATGCAGAAATCCCTGACGCGCTAACGTCATTAATTTGTTTTTTTACCTTAAATAGGCATGGCGATATGTTTAGGTAATAGCGCCGCGAGTGCTTTAACTTGATTTACTGCTAAAATAATGGACTGCTTTTCCTCTTTATTAAATTCATCGAAGCCTAAGTGATGTTGATTGCTTTTTATTTCCGCTAAATAAAAAATCATATTTAGCATCCGTTCATCGCTTAACCTTAAATATTCAATAAAACCTGCTAGCTCTCTATTATCTGGATTTTCCTTATCAGAATGGAATACTGAAGTTCTTAACTTTGCGGCTTGATTTAGTCCATTGACTCGGCTTTCAAAGGTTGCCCCTTGGTTCTGATAAAGCTTGATATTCGCTTGGTGAGCAATTGCATCAGCTGGCCTTGCGTCTTGCTTTACGTTACCTAGTAACTGGATTAACTGTTTAGTTTTCACTAATACAGCCGCGGAATTACCCATTGTTTTTATTTAATAGCAACTGAGAACAAGTACAAGAAAAATAAAATACCACCGACTAATAATATTTTGTCCATCAAAGATAATTGACGTTTTTTATTGCTTTTAAATTTATTAACGGACGAACCGGTTAATTTATGCTTATGCTGTTGCAAATGTAATTGGGTCATTTTTTTCACCATATAAACAATCAATATATTTAGTCGCTTGAGCCATGGAATCAAATAACCCGTAAGAATCATCATTTCGTTGAACATGAAAACGGGTTACTGGATTCATAGCTTTAGCCGGTAACTTAACGATTAGGAAGCCACGATATTTAAAGCTATGGGTTGATATTTGCTCTATGCAAGCTCTCATGTTTTCACCTAGCCCTTTAAAGCGTTCTCTACAGATTTTAAATTGTCTGGAACGACATCTAAATCTTCCATAAGCTTTTTAGCTCGCTTAAACCAGCTATCCTTCCATCCCATTCGCTCTGCCGCTGGAAGCTTACGAGCGACTTCCCAACACATTTCTAAATACTCGTTATACATAATCATTAAACGCATATCACTGAACCCCTCTCCGTGAATTTGGCGCTCTGTACGAATAGGTAAACGGCGGCGATCCATTAACTTTCTAACACTACTTTCTGACTTGCCAGTTCGACGACAAAATTCATCAGCGGTGATCGGGTCTGGGATTTTGAACAACAGTTCTAACAATTTCTCATTCATGTGATAATCTCTCCTATTGGGGTATTTCATTAACAAAATACCCCTTATGGCATTTAATAAGACAACATTAATACATATGTCGGAGAATTGCAACATGCGTCTAAGTGTATCTGAGAAATTAAAACTCATGAGAGAAAGTGAACGGCTTACAAGTTTGCCCGAAACCGCGCAAATGCTCGGTTTAAGTAGGGATGCTTTATGGCGTTATGAAAACGGGAAAACAGTGCCTAATGCTGATGTAATTACTTCAATTATTAGCAATCCAAAATTTGAAAAATATGCACTTTGGTTTGTCACAGGAAAAATTGCTCCAGAAGTAGGACAAATAGCACCTGCACTTTATGACCCTAAAAATTATGAAACAGACGAGGAAAAGCAAGCATGACCTTAAATGATAAGCTTAACGAAATGCTACATGTAGAAAAGATTAAAATGGCTGTACCGCAAAATATCAACTGGCTTTCTGTCGAACGTATTTTGAAACACCGAAAATTAGAAAAGTATAGCTTGTGGATTACGACCGGAAAGATACTTCCTGAAGCTGGTCAAATTTCACCGGCTATCGCGCACAGTGGGCATACTCTAATAATTTAGTTGTTTATACGTACAAAAATTGGTTGGAAATATACCAACATTATATTTGTAATGAAAATCTAGAATTACCTCGTTTAACCGGAGGGCGCAACAATGACTATTAAGGCGCTTGAAGGTGGACGTTACAAAGTGGATATCAGACCGCAGGGCAGATCAGGAAAGAGAGTTCAACGGATATTTAAAAAGAAAGCCGATGCGATTGCTTATGAAAGAAGCGTCATGCTGACGGCTAATAGTGAAGAGTGGAACAGCGAAGCAAGAGACTACAGATCATTAAATGATATATGTGATATTTGGTGGAATTTTATTGGTCGCAACCTAAAGTATTCAAAAAAATACAAGGCTATTTTAACAAGAATAACTAAGGATATGGGTAATCCTGCTGTATACCAAATTACATCTAAGTTATTAGCTAGGTACTGCTCTGATAGATTACAAAGTGGCGTGAAAGCATCAACTATCAATAGAGAGTTTAATTTGCTAATGAGCATTTTTACTTCATTAGCGGAAATTGGAGAATGCTCTAAAAATAATCCGATTAAATCTCTTGGTAAGTTGAAAGAAGAAAAACCAGAAATGGCTTATCTGACAAAAAGTGATATTGAAAAATTACTTAATGTCATGACCGATGATTACTTACGCATAACTATTTTATGTCTAAGTACGGGGGCAAGATGGGGGGAAGCCATTAGTTTAAAGGCTGAAAACTTATTACATGGACGAGTTACATTTATGAAAACGAAAAATGGTAGACATAGAACTGTTCCCATTTCTGATGATGTAATGAGAACTGTAAAAGTAAAAGATTCTGGATTACTTTTCGATGTTGATTATGTGACCTACAGATCAATTCTGAAAGAAGTTAAACCAGATTTGCCGCATGGTCAGGCCGTGCATGTTTTACGGCATTCTTTTGCAGCTCACTTTATGATGAACGGTGGCAATATTCTCACTCTTCAAAAAATCATGGGTCATGCGAGTATTCAGCAAACAATGACATACGCACACTTTGCCCCTGACTATTTAAATGAGGCCATTTCATGCAACCCTTTAAGGGGAGGCATCCACATTCCATCCACCGATATGGGGTGTAATGATGCGAATTAA